CGAAGAAGCTGCACGACGTGGTGTGTCTACTAAGAAAGCCCAAAGAAACAGACAGCAAATAGAGAGAGAAAATGCAGAAGCTAAATCCTTGCGTGAAAAGGTAGCCAGGAACAAGGCTGAAGCTGAGAGAGCCAGGGCTAAAGCTAAGGCTAATTTAGAAGCTAAGAAGAGAGCTCAGGCTCGGGCTGTGCGCGATGAGACCGAGAGACGCCGTTTAGCAATGCTTGAGAAGCAAAAGAAGAAGGATGCCAAGGCTGAATTCCGGAAGGCAAACAGGAAACTCGCTAGGGCTACCGGTCAGGGTGTAAAGGCCACACAGAAAAAGCAACAACAATATCGTCGTCGTAAGAAATAATCTCGGAATATGATAGATGGTTATAATACCCCTAAGCAATTCGGGTATCCTAAGTGCCCACGGTTATAGTAATGTGCGTGATAAGTCACCACTTGCGAGACATCGTGCTCTAGCTAAAGTTATAAGAGCGGGAGAGCCACCTCTCGGTCTCTTCCGCCGCCTAAACGTTTTGATGATCCTCTTCAAGAGGACTGATCCCAAATTATCCAAGATTTTTAAGAAGGACCGTGATTGGGTAAAGGAAAAATATATGTAAAGTTAAAGACTTAAAACAATATTTCCACAATGGAATATTGTGATGTTTGTTGTGAAAAATACAATAAAATAAATCACAAAAAGGTTGATTGCCCCTTCTGTGATTTACACAGTTGTCGTGCATGTTCACAGAGATATCTCTTATCTATATCTGATGATCCACATTGTATGGGGTGTAAAAATATGTGGAACCGGGAATTTGTAGACACTTGGTGTACAAAGTATTTTCGTAACACTGAACTTCGTCGTCATAGAGAAAATATCTTATTTGAGAGGGAAAAAGTGAGAATGCCAGAAACACAACCAGAAGTTGAAAGGATCAGGGCTATGCGTAGGTTACACAAAATTATCAACGAACAAAGAGGAAGACTTTTAGAACTTCACAGAAGATATGGAATATACGTGGGTCAGACCACATTTAGAGAAATACCGGAACCAATCCGGGAACTAGGAGAAGAGATGCAAGATACATATAGAGAACTTGAGAGACTTCGTCACGGTGGTGAACTTGTTGTGGGTGAAGAACCTAAAAAATTTGTTCGTAAGTGTCCGACAGAAGAATGTAAAGGTTTTATGAACGAGGAATGGTTTTGTGGACTGTGTGACCGCCACTTCTGTGAACACTGTAATGAAGAGGTGTGTGAAGGGCATACATGTGACCCAGATGCGGTAAAAACAATGAAACTTTTAAAGAAAGATACCAAACCTTGTCCAAAGTGTGGAACAATGATTCAGAAATTATCCGGTTGCCGTCAAATGTGGTGTCCGGATTGTCACACTGCATTTGACTGGGTTACGGGTCAGATAGAAACAGGTAGAATACATAATCCACACTATATGGAGTTTAAGAGGGGTCGTATTTCATCTAGAGAACACGGTGACATACCATGTGGTGGAATACCGACATTTAGGGAACTTCGAGAGATGAATGCACCCGATAATATCATGCGCTTTGCAACAACATTGAGTTATCTTGACAGAGAATTAGTCTATAGGTATGGAGATATCTATGACCAAGGTAATAGATACCTTAGGGTAGCCTATATGTTAAATGAGATTAATGACACCTTTTTCAAAAAAGAAATACAGAGGCGTGACAAACAAAGGGAGAGATACAGGGATGTTAACAATATATTTAGAATGGTAATAGATACAGGTGGAGACCTTCTAAGACAGTACGCACTTGAACCAGAAAAATACAGTGAAATTATAGTCATATGTAAAAAATTGATTGAATACGCAAATGGTGTCTTAGGGACTATACGAAAAAGGTACAACTGTATCAACCCCCGGAATATTTATCTTCATTAAATATAAGATGATACTTTTGATATTCATTATAATACTGGTATGGTATCTCATACCGGTATACCAGAAACCTAGGGTAATACCAAACTTTATTTCAGACGAAGAGATTAACCACATCAAGAAGGAAGCTGAAAGCAAGTTCTTTACATCAACAATCGCGGCGAACGGAACCGTTGACAAGACTATGAGAGACAGTGAAACAGCTTGGTTAGATCTAGAAGATCCAGTTGTAAATAGGGTTGCGGAGAGATGTGTTAGTCTTACGGATAGACCTCTCAAAAATTGTGAAAAGTTACAGGTGTTGCGCTACGGATCCGGTGGATTTTATAATCCACACCAAGACACTTTCAGTGACACAGAAGGAAATAAGAGAATGTACACCATTATCCTAGCCCTAAATGATGACTATGAAGAGGGTGAGACCATATTTCCCAATTTGAGAAGAAAGTATAAACTAAGAAAAGGTGATGCCCTCTTCTTTCATACTTTAGACAACTACGAACTTATGACTTCCAAGGCTTTACATGGTGGACTACCTGTGAAGTCTGGTAAAAAGTGGATATGTAATTTGTGGGTACACAAGTATCCTTATACATGAGAACTAAAAACATTTATAGCTATAGTAATTCTGTTTGGTAATTCTACTTCTCTAACACTATGATATAGAGAAGATGGAAATACTAATACAGTACCCTCTTTTATTTCACTTATACTTTTAGTATCAAATAAGGCTTCAAAACTTTTTTCGGTAGATACATACATATTACATGGACTCATAAAAGTATTTGTGTTATATTTATTTTCATCGTGTAGTATGTAAATTAATGAAAAAGAAGGGATATAAAGTTCTCCGTCTAGTTCTTTAGGTGAGTGTGTACCAACATGTGTATGATACTCAAATAAACCACCATCTTTGTATTCATTAAACCATGTATCGGATAAAACAGATTTTTTTAAAGTAATTGGATTTGCACTACGATTTGGAATTAATTGTTTAATTGCTTGATTAATTGGATTCCACACTACTTGATCTGCAATACCATTGTAGTCTCTTAATAAGTTTAATAAAGTATTATCTTTTATACCATAACTTGTATATCCATTTACCAACCCTTGATGATTATCTTTATATTTATATCTAATATCTTTAATTTTATCTAAAAAAAGTTGTTTAATTTCTTCATGATTTTGTACATGTTCCCAATATACAAAATTAGTGGGAAAATAAAAAATACCCATGTTTTATTTACTTAAAGATGTTACATCTCTTTAAATAAATGGTTGACGTAACTAATCTAGAAGAATACCCTATATGGTATTCTTTTTGTATAGCCATGTTGATGGGTACTGTTCATGTTTTATTTGGTCCGGATCATGTGAGCGCTCTTGTATTACTTGTTGCAGGTGTTAAGAGACACGAACAAATTAGTGATTCAACTAATAAATGGCAACTTTGTAAAAAGTCTGCGATGCAGGGTTTTAGATGGGGACTTGGACACACAATAGGTCTCACTTTTATGACTGCAATTTTTATGACTTTTAGAGGTGAAATTCCTATGGATAAAGTTGGAACAGTGAGTGATTACATCGTTGGTTCTATGATGATTATAATTGGAACTGCGTCTCTCTTTTCACTCTATAAGTGGTATCAGCGTCGCCAAAAACAACTTTTACATCTACGTGATGTAGAGATAAATTACCCAAGACTTCATCCAAATGATGGTTGTCCTTTAGCTGTATTGAGTAGTTCAGACGCACATATAGAAGCTCATGAATATAACTTTACACATCGCCATACAACTGAAAATGAAGAAGAACCGGTAGTTACAACATCTAACACACTATGGTCCAGTTTTAGGCGTTGGAGAATGGGTGATACATTTACCGATAGTCCTACAAGTGCATATGTAATTGGATGTGTTCATGGCATTTCTGGATTATCTGGTGTTGTATATGTTTTACCCGCATTATTTCTTGACGATACGGTGCGTCTAATTCTATATCTACTTGGTTTTGCAATCACATCTATTGGTAGCATGTCAGCTTTGGGTGGTACTTTAGGTCTTGTGCCACAAGGTACAAAGAATATAATGCTCTTCAGTGGAATTGCCGGTTTATGTGCACTAGGTGTTGGTGTCATGTGGGTTGTTTTTACGTATTTGGGTATGCTTGATTTATAATTGTATACCCCTCACTCTCAACTTAGTTCTGTTCTGATCGTGTAAAGCCTGAACAGATTCTTTATTTTGTCCTACATATGGAACAGCGTATGCATTATCACACATCCACTTGTTTACATTGGTCCATTGACCATCTTCGGAAACCCAAACTTCGGCCAAAATACGACCGAATTTACCCCGAGAGTCCCGTTCTGGGCATCTGAGTTGGATCTCAATATCATCCTTCTCAGATTCCACAGCTTTGAGGCACCACTCCTTCAACATCTTCTTGGAAAGGAGACCATACTTCTTTTCATCTAGATCTCGCGTCCTAGATTCGGGTGTGTCAATCCCTAAAAGGCGCACTCTCTGACGAGTACAGACGTCAAATCCCAAATCCAAAGTCACGTCTATAGTGTCTCCGTCCACAACCTTTTCAAGAGAAGAAACTTTGTACACGTATTCGCAAGTGGGCTGATTGTATGTAGCCATATTTATTATATGTAAAGATATTAAAGATTCTTTCGCAATATATTGAAATGAGCGAACCCACCAAGAATTGCTCTAAATGCGGTGAGTATAGGCCAATTAGCGAATTCTCTTTTCTTAACAAGGTAGAAGGTACAAGACACTCTCAATGCACCCCCTGTAAGTACTATCCTAAACCAAAAGATGGTAGTACAAATAAAAAATGTATAGACTGTGGCGAACTTAAACACTACAAAAATGAATTCCCAGCTTCAAATGCTTGTTGTAAACCGTGTTTTGTGATTCGCAAATATAAGCGTGATGCTGAAAAAGTGGCTTCTTCTCAGACTCAACTCCCTTTTCAACCAGTGTCTCCAGTCGTAGAAGAGATTACCGAAGAAGAGGCTTCTTCTCAAACACCTGTAGAATCAGATGAAAATTTCACGCAAGGAGTGTGTCACATTATTATCGAAGAAGAACCAACGCACAAACCATGTGAAAGGTGTCAAGAATTGAGACCTCTGAGTGATTTTGCCATTAAAAACGAGTATTGTAGATTTTGTTGTCGCCATGAGTTGAAGTCTGAAAAAATGGAAAATATTCACGAGTTTCTCAAAGATAAGTGGCAACGCGCAAAAAGTCGTGCTGTCAATAAAAACATAGAATTTACTATAACTTGGGGACAGTGGAAATATATCTATTTTTCTATACAACAGGGTTTATGCGCTCTCTCTGGTCTATATATGACACACAAGGCATCTGCTATTGGACACTCTACAAAGTTTCCTGCTATTGGACACTCTACAAAGTTTCCTTTCAATATCAGTCCAGATAGAAAAGATAGTACCAAAGGGTACACATTTGAAAACGTCCAATTTGTTAGATGGTGTCTCAATTCGGCAAAAAATGACATGGAACAAGAAGCTTTCATTCAAATGTGTGGCCAAGTTTGGGAGTATCACAAAATGCCGAAAAAACCTCATTGGACTCCAGAAGCATAAAATGTTGACAAATATAAATGAAGTCTGTAGTGTTCACATATGGTCGCTTCAACCCGCCTCATAAGGGTCACAGACTCATGATTGAACAGGTCATTGAGACCGCCCGCAAAACAAATAAGACTCCTATCGTTGTCGTGTCCCACTCTGTAGGTAACGCGAAGAACCCTCTTCCAGTTGAGAATAAGATGAGGATTCTTAGACGTTGGTTTCCAAACGTTACCATCGTGAGTTCCGCGAAAGATAGAAGCATCGCCAAGATTACAGAAAACTTCAACCAAAACTCAATTATGATTGTTGGTGCCAATCGTCAAAATAGTTTCAAGTTTCTTCCATTCAAAAAAGTTGCTGTCCCTCGTTCCAACAATGCACCTTCGGCCACTATGGCTAGAGCGGCTGCTGCGGCTGGTAACAAAAATGCATTCAAAAATATGACTGGTTACAACCTCACAAATAATTTGAGGAATAAGATTGTTAAAGCCAAGAGTAAAAAGTAATACATGTTGGACATAGAGGCTCTAGCTAAAGAAGTATACACACTCGGAGCTGGTTATTCCGAACGTGTATACCATAATGGTATGGAAGTACTGCTACGCAAAGCGGGTATTCCCTATGAAACAGAGCGCATCGTCCCTATAACTTTTCAAAGACATGTGATTGGAAACTTGCGAGCTGATATTATCATCAATAATGAAATTGTTATTGAATTCAAAACTATCAAGTCTCTCAATGACCAGGTGGAGTTGCAGGCTCAAAACTACCTGAATCTGACTGGGTTGAAGAAGGCGTACCTGGTGAACTTTCCTCCGTTTCCGAATCGTGATGTAGAGATTCGTTGTGTTGTATCAGAACCATGAAGGGTAAAACTTTAGCTAACATTCTATAAAATTCTTTGCATTCATCATGATATTTCTTTGGGTTACGAAGACCTTCCGTTAGTAACTCTCTAGCTCTCTGTAGATGATAATCAGCTTCGTCTACACAGAACTTCTCGTATTCGTTCATTATCCTAATTGTGGACAAAATCTTTAACCACACATAGGACATTTATCAAGTCTTGGAAAGCAGACCGAAGCGCAGACGTAGTGTGTACATTTTCTAAATTTGACACACTTTTTTACATCTGAACACATCGGACATTCAACATTTTCCATGAATTCAAGTTTCTCATTTTTGAATCTCCAGAAACAGCTTGTGCATACTTTGAGTCCAGGTTTCACAGTTTTGAAACATATATCAAAGTTGGGACACTTCATTATTATATGGTTGGTATAAATTCCCACTTTAAATCGTTGCATATCTTTTTCCAAATCTGGTCTTGGGCGTATAATTTTGACTTGGATTTGAGTAAGGGAAAATACTGAAGGTATTCATCTTCTTCCAAAAGTTCACAAAATTTATACAATACGTATGAATATGAGAGGAAGTTTTTTCGGTCTTCTGGACAATTATCATCGAATGGTTTTTGAATATCCTTAAACATAATACGTAACCTCTCTTCCAATGATTGGGGCATTGAGGGGGCCTTAATTCCATTAAGTATATTTGTAATATATGGAACATGTTCATAAAATTTGTTTAATCTAAGCTTTTTGAGGAGTCCCCTAATTTTTGCATGTGTGATTTCATCCAGTTTCTTTATTTTAATCTTTTTCAGTTCTGCCCTCAACTGATCCATAACTTCTGGTGGTATTGTAGTCATTTCTTGTGCCTGAAATTGACTTAACCATTCATTAAAATGATTCTCCCTTTTATAACTATAATTAACAATCTTCTCTGAAGTTTCCTGTTCCTCTCTATATGTCAACTCTTCACTGATTAGGGATGCTAACACTAGTCCACATGCATCACACACAAGTTCACTTGTATCGTGTATATGAATTATATTACTGTAGGAACATGACGGACATTCGTCAAGTCTTTGATACTCTGCTGGTTTGGCTATATTTTGTTTCTCTACTTCAATGAGATAGTCATTGAAAATATCCTTTCTCTTCAGACCTACAGTCTCCTTTACGTTAAAAATGTTGTCAGTATTAGTTTCTTCTTCAGTTGTATCAGCATATTGGTTCATATACGGCATACACTGAATGATATAATCAGACATTTCTCTTTGATAAACCTTCTTATTCTCAGGGTCTGTATTAATGAGATTCGTCCAGTATTCAACTTTATTTTCGTACCTACTTAAAAAGTTGCCCTCCATTATATTTAAGAATGCTTCTTAAACTTTTAAGTACCCTTATATACCTTTATAAGAAACTTACTACTCCAGCCGATTACACCATTATTTCAGAAGAGTTGGAATATAGAGTTGATCACGATATGAAGTATCAAATTGAGGACGACTTCTGGCACGAGGAAAGTAAAGATTGGAAGGATGGTATTTTAGATGAATATCATTGTTATGTTACTAATAAACCATTCAGGAATACAATCGTCCCCCAAAACGTGAGTAACCTCATTCTTCGCGTAAAGTATTACTATGGTGGAAAGGTATACAAGGCTATTACACAAGACATAAACTTTATACCTGGGAAATGTGAACAGGATAACATGATATTTAGTATTCCGTTAAGACATGTATGGATTGTTGATCACGACGATAAACCACAAGTGGATATCACAGAAAAGATAAAGAGGTATGCGGGTCCGAGAAACGATTTTCATGGTCAGAAGGTACGTCTAGAAGACTTTTTGTACTATACCAGGAAAACCCTTGAAACAAAGTTCCCAAAAATTATGCTTACCAACTCATTAGGTATGAAAAAGATTGTTTTAACTACTCAAGGCTCTACAAATGATCTTCGCATTCCATAATTACATGTCATCAGAAACCTTAGTCGCGAGATAAAATTTCACCTCTCCCAAGTTTGCTACATTGTATTTTAAAATTAGAAATCTGTTACCCTCTTCTTGCATGATTTGCACAGACGCACACATACTCGTCGCCTTTGTAAAGATGTTCATATATTTGAGACTGTAGAGACCCTTAATTTCCCGGCTATCATCCGGACATTCTATACACGTTTCTTGGTTAGCAAAATCACCTTCGCATCGGAGGCGAAGTTCTTTTCCATCTCTAGTAATTTCAATCTCCGATCCAATGTTTGACATATCTCGGCACAATCTCTGAAAGTCGGCAGAAGGTAAGATGGTATTGCTGGTCATAGTGACATCTGGAACTTCAATACGACTCTCGTTAATGTCTAGGAGTTTAAGTTGAAATTTTGTACTTGTCCTTTTAGACTCACTTGTAATTTCAATATCCATATACTCTTTGGAATTAATTTCAATTTTGAGTACATCATTGTTTGTGATCGTCTTCAGAAGTTTGAAAGTGTTTGAAATGTTAATTCCAGCGATAATCTCTTCTTGATCACAATGGTACTCCTCAAAATTATCAGCGGCGAGAAACATATCAATTAGGGATGTCCTAGCGGTGTCCAATGTCACTATGTACATACCTTGTGGGCGAAAGTATATATTTACATCATTCAGAATATCCTTAAGAACTTCAAAAGTTGATTTGATGGCAGATGCCTGGATCGTCACCAATTTCATATTACTAAATAATCCGCGTTTTATCTTTAAATCTGTTGGGTATACGCAATACCTTTGCTAACATCTCTATTAATTTTTTCTTCCAGTTCACGTGTCATTGCAGGTTGAAGAGACTGACCGTAAGATTCTAGGGAAAATATTTCAGAATCATTTTCGTCACCGTCAAGTGTTGACATGGAACAACCACCTCCTAAACCCCAATTCGTAATTTCTTTATTTGGGAGAAGTGAGTCTAACCAGTTCTTTATTTCGGTGCCAACAAGGATCTTTCCATTCTTTGTTAACATGGTGGGTACACGTGTAATCTTATTTTTGTAAGCAGGTGGAATACCCTGGGTATTTATATTGTGATAGTGCACAAGTTGCTTCAATTGTGGCTGTCTATTGATGTAGTCAATAACTTCCATAGAGTGCTTACACCTTGGGCTATATATCAGTAGAGACATCTAATAGTATACGGGTATTTTGTAAAAAAAAATTAACGCATAGTAGTAAAGATGATGAACTGGTCTCTGACGATCATTCTTATTGCCATTGTCCTGTTGCTCACAGTCAGGCGTGAGCCATTCACAGAAATATTTGGGTTTTCAGGGCACACCACACCAACTGGTCGTGTTCGTCTAGATGACACGAAGCCTGATCTCTCGGGATACAGCCAGGCGGAAGCTAGTATTGATAACGACATGATGCAAGAATTTGTTCTCCAAACAAACAAAGAAATTGCTAAGCGCACTGGTTTATGTACATACATCATTGAAACTGTCTCCACCAAGAAGTATGTCAAGGAAGAAAAGGAGGTCTACGAAGTCGTATTTATGACTGTCAAAAACAACGGTTTCTCATTTGGCTTTACCGTTGCGTCTTATTTTGAGGTTGTAAACGGGAATGTGAAGCTCGTTTCTCTTCGTACTCAGCCACTTGAGACTGAATCTGCTTCTGAAATTGCTCCATTTGTTGACAGTGTTTCCGGTAAGGAATTTGTAAACTACGAACTTGTTAAGGAGAAGGCTACACCAAGTGTGGGTGAGTTAGAAATGGCTAAAAATAAATTGCAGTAATTGTAATGATCAGCATCAATGACGTAACAAAGATTGATGAAAAGAGGAAACAGATCAAAAAGGAAATCTACAAACGAATATACGAACAGTTTTCTCGCAAAATAAAACAATCTGTTGAGCTTGGTCACAAACAAGTGTTTTTAACTGTGCCCACATTTGTCATAGGATGTCCCACGTTTGATAGATCCGCTGCAGCCCGTTACGTGGCACGTCAACTTACATTAGGTGGATTTGACGTAAGACTCATAAGTGATTATGACCTCTATGTATCTTGGATTATACCTAAAAAGGTTAAAGTAAGGGGTGAATCTGAAGAACCAGACTTTCCAGACCTAATGAATTTGAAGAAAATGGCCGATAAGTACAGGAGAAGTGCGTAGGAAGACTGGTAATAAAAACACACTCAATGATAAATGGATAACTTAAATGTACTCGTTGAGGCGAAGAAGGAATACCTAGGCCAACTCTGCCTCATTATGTGTCCAGTTATGATTGAAGTGTTTCAGGATATGTATAAAGAAGCTGTTACAATTTCCAAGGGAAAGAAGCCACTTGTTATGTTTCAGAAGCTCTTGAAAGAGGTTCCCAACTGGTCTAATCAAATGTCTGCTCAACACACCAGCAACATCGCAGATCGCTGTGCTTGGTTTAACGATCTTCTAGCGGCTGTTTTTGTTGCATGCACTAAGATTCTATCCGCCGTCAGACTCAAGTCTGATAATAAAAAAATTAGTCTTAAACTTCCAACTAATGAGGTATTTATTCAAACGTGTTATAACAACTGTGCTAAGGATCTTTACCGTGACCCTTATATATTTCATGAGGAGCAGAGTGAATACACCAGAGATGATCAGCTTACTCAACGTTTCTGTGCGTGTATAGAATCTACAGTAAAAGAGCTCATCCCAGTTCAACAAATTCTTCAGACGTACATGTCTCAAGAGACTCGTGACATTGACTTGGATGGTGAGGTTCAAGATACCGAAGATCCAGATGTATTTGATGGTCCAACTGAAGAGCCAGAACTTCCTCCCATGGAAGAGCAGCACCTCCCAGAAAATGAACCTATGCCAGGTTCTGAAGAGCAGCAGGTTCAACCCACTGGTCTAGAGAATGAGTTCAAAACTGTACCAGGTGTTCAAGCTCCAGAGCCCGAACTAGATCAGGAACCAATGGGAGAGTCTGAGCCAACTTTTGAAGGACCCCCTCCTCCTCAGGCTGAGACAGAAGATGATGGTGTCCTATTTGGGGACGCACCAGATCATCGTGTAAAAAAAACTGCGTATAATTAAATGGAGTTATCCGACTATCTCAGAGATCCAATGAGCGCTGCTCTCATAGCCGCGGTTATTACCGCTGGTTACATTCACGTGAAATCTCAACTTAACAACGAGGGTAAGTTGGAACTTAATAAGTATGCCAAGCCAGCGGCCCTTAATGCTATTCTAGTCTTCTTCATAGTGTCTAATGGTATTGGACAAAGAGAAGCTATTTCTAATGAACCTTTTTAAACTTAAAGATTAAACCCCTGATATAAGAAAATGGCGTCTGTCACTGCGTTCAATGACATGCTCTCCCAATTTCTTGTGGAACTGCACAAGACTTTTCCAGAGGAAAAAGGCATCAAAAAGATGACTGCTTCGTTTGAGGTAATCAAGCAGTCTAACCCTCGTCTCATAGTTGATGGTTTTATGAAGGGTGTAACTCCTTATGCGGATAAGATTTCCGCGAAGGATGAGTCCTTCCTTCTAGAGGAGATTGAGAAGATTGACTTCCTAAAGGATCTCAATATTAAGAGTTACTGGACTCGTATGTCTGCTAATACTCAAGCCGCTACTTGGCAGTATCTTCAGACTCTATACATGCTTGGTACGACGATCAATGCTATTCCAGCGGATACCCTCTCTCAAATTGAGCAGATTGCAAAGGGTGTGGCTGACAAGATGCAGACGGATGGTGGTGAGCTTGACCAAGACGCTCTCATGCAGATGATGAGTGGCATGCTTGGTGGTATGGCTAAAAAATAAACCTTAACATATACTAAATGAAGGTTTGGTTTGACGATCCTCAGCAACTTACTAGATCTGATCAGGTTTTGCAATTCTGGCCAAACAATGAACAAACTCCAGAAGACCGAATTAATGCCGCTTCTCGTTTTATAATTTATGCGTGTTGCATTATTTATCTTATTCGCCGCGATCCAAGGATTTTTGTCCTTGGTAGTACTCTTTTAGGCGTTCTTTATGTTATGTACAAGTCTAAGATGATTAAAGAGGGTTATGGTTTCAGTGTGAGTGGTGATGAGCGTGGGTGTCAGATGCCTACTCAAGACAACCCAATGGGTAACGTTCTTATGACAGACTACACAGATGCACCAAACCGCCTTGAAGCATGCTATTACCCAACAGTCAAGCCATTCGTCAAATCCTATTTAGATGATCGTATTCCATATGACGCGGGTAGATCTAGATCGCCTCTCCCCCAATACCAGCGTAATGCATCGGCTCGTCAATTTGTAACCGCCCCAGTTTCAAAGATTCCAGGTGATCAAACCGCTTTCGCGGAGTGGTGCTATGGACCCAAAAATGGTCCCAACTGCCGATCTAACCCAGAAATGTGTAGTCCAAATGCCAGGGGTGTTCAGTTAGAGGCTTTCGCGGGTCTTGACCCCGCTGGTGATAGCCGAGTTTCTCATCGGGGTTACGGAATCAGTCCTTCGTAATATAAATATTCTTATGTAATAATAAATATGGCATACCAATTACAACCTGGTCTTGCAATAGTTCAAAATGCGGGCGCTCTCCCATCTGTGAAAGCCACTGAGGAAGTTTTCGTCTATCCTCAGCCCAGTACCCTTAACTACTGCTGTCGTCCAAATACTATGCTCTACGGCACTGCCCCCTACATGGCTGGTAAAGGTTCCCCAGCGCAATATATTGAGGTGAGTGATCAACTTCGTCCTCAATCTACCACTCGGTTCAACAAGGTCATCGTACCAACCCACGAGCGTAACCTCTTCCCACTCACCAACATGGAGTGCAAGGTGCCTCTTCGTACCCTA